ATGCGCGAACTTAAGAGCGGAGCAAAGAGCAAACAGGCCGGGAAAGCGGGCGCGAAACCCGGAAAGGCAAGAGAGCAAAGGAGCAGGGAGTTCGTAAACGATCTGCTGGAAAAGGTAAAGGAGCAGATGAAGGCGGCAGATTACAAGGTAAGCGTGGCAGACCTAATCAGGCTGTTGCAACTCCAAAAGGAGTTAGAGGAGGAGAGCGTAGAGGAGATCACGGTGAGATGGGTCGAAGGCCGGGAGGAAAAGTAGTCGAACAGGACATCATATACTCCCCTTTACCATCGCAAGCGCAGTTCCATGAGTTGCAAGCCCGGTTCAAGGGGTTCTCTGGGCCGATTGGCAGCGGCAAGAGTCAGGCGCTGGTTAATGAAGCTATCAAACTCAGCTATGTAAACGCTGGTCGGACAGGGCTCCTGGGCGCGCCCACGTACCCAATGCTTCGTGATGCTACCCAGACGGCGTTCTTCGAACTGTTAACAAGCAATGATGTGCCGTATGAATTCTTTAAGGCTGAGAACGTAGTGGTAATGAAACACACAAGGTCTAAAATTCTGTTTCGAGCTTTGGAGGACTTTGAGAGATTGCGCGGAACAAACCTCGCATGGTTTGGAGTAGATGAGTTAACGTACGCGCCAGAAGAGGCATGGTTGAGGCTGCAGGGAAGGTTGCGGGACCCAAAGGCGGCTCGACTGAGCGGGGTAGCAGTGTGGACGCCGAAGGGTTTCGACTGGGTCTATCGAAGGTTCTTAAGCGAGCCTCGTGAGGATCACAAGGCCGTGATGGCAGAGCCACGGGAGAACCGCCACCTATTGGATAAAATACCGGACTTCTATGAGCGGCTGAAGTCCAGCTATGACGAGCGGTTTTACAGGCAAGAAGCGTTGGGTGAATACGTAAATCTCGCGGGAGACAGAGTGTATCACGCGTTCAACAGGCTGCTAAATGTGCGCGAGCGAAAACCGGATCGTGGGAAACCGCTGCTCTGGGCGCTGGACTTCAACGTCGACCCAATGTGTTCGATTGTAGCTCAAAGATATGGGGAGGAGTTTCAGGTGCTTGACGAGATCGTACTAAGAAGAGCATCCACTCAAGAGGCATGCGAGGAATTGGCGACCCGTTATGGAGGGTGGAGCGCGGGAGTGATCGTGTACGGTGACGCGTCCGGTAATCATATGCAGACTTCGGGAACCAGTGATTACACGATTATTCGAAACTATTTTACGAGGTCGGGGATGCGCAATATACATTATTGCGTGGCCCCTTCAAATCCAATGGTCCGCGACCGAGTCAATCTAGTCAATGCAATGCTGCGGTCAGCAGAACAGAATACGCGGTTGTTTATAGAGCCTAGATGTAAAGAACTCATTCTAGACTTGGAACAGGTTACATACAAACCACAATCACTCCAGCTAGACAAATCGAGCGATCCACGCCGAACGCATTTGAGCGACGCGCTGGGATACCTAATATGGCATGAATGTGGAGAAAGGCCAACCATTGGAGAGCGACGTGAGCGACTATTGTAACAATGTAATACGCAGTACAATGACAAGGCATTCACAATGGATATAACACTTGAGCACCCCCACTATGCCGCCGAAAAGGAAATGCTCGGAAAATATTGGGACTTGTACGTCGGAGGCGAGCACATAAAAGCAAAGGGCAGAGACTACCTGGCGCAGAGGCAAAAGGAGCCGCACCAAGTGTACATGGAGCGCCTCTCCAGACTCTTCTATGAAAACTACATCGGCTCCATAGTCGATTGGTACGCGGCGACCTTGTTTAAACGGGAACCAGTCGTGACTCTGGAGAGCGACCGGGGAGACGCACGCACATTTTTCGGCGAATTCAGTGAGGACTGCGATCTCAAAGGAAACACTCTCACGGCGATATTAAGACAACAGCTCATCTCGGCGCTGGTGCAAGGAAGAAGTTACCTGCTAGTCGATTTTCCGAAGAGCACACGGTCGCCGCGATCACGCGCCCAAGAGGAACAGTTAGGGCTGGCGCGAGCATATGTGGTTGATTTTCGAGCTGACAATCTAACCAATTGGTCCACAGATGAACGCGGCGCCTTTGAATGGGTAATTCTAAGGCAAACGTTTCTGAGGCAAGCGCAACCCATAAAGGGCGAGCTGCAAAGAGAAACGCGCTGGCTGTACTATGACCGGCATATGTACAAAGTATTTGCGAAAAACGAGAAGAGTGAGGAGCAGGAAGAACCACAACTCGTGGATGAAGGTGTACATGGCCTTTCTCATCAGGGTATGGTTCCGCTGCTGGAGTTACGGATGACGGACGGCCTTTGGCTAATGAACAAAGCCGCTCTCTTGCAGCTCGAGCATTTCAACAAGTCCAATGCACTCGCCTGGGCCCTGACTATGGGTTTGTTTTCGATGCCCGTTGTGTACTCTGACCGGGAGTGGAAACAAGTAATGGGAGAGTCCTACTATATTCAACTCGGACAACAGGACCGATTTGGGTGGACGGAGCCGGAGGGTCGGGTGTTTCAGATTGCGGCGGACAATCTCACACGGCTTCAAGAGGAAATTTATAGGGTTTGTTATCTGCTCCATCAGTCGCGGGGTGTGAACAGCAGCGCATTGAGCCAATCAGGTCTCAGCAAGCAAAGGGACTTCGCTGTAACGCATGAAGTTCTGAGAGCGTTCGGCGATCTTGTTAAGGAGTATCTGAAACGGGTGTTAAGAACCATTCATGCAGCGAGGGAAGACGAAGCCCGAATTGACGTCTCCGGCATGGACGATTTTGACATCGGAGACTTCAGTGGCGACCTGGCCGACGCGGAGCGCCTGCTACGGCTCGAGTTCGGCTCGCCAACACTGCGTGCACAGATTTTCAAGAAACTTGCAGGTAAGTATCTCTGTGATGTGCGGCAAGAGACTAAGGACCAGATTTATGAGGAGATTGACGCTTCGATAAAGACTGGCAAGCAATAGCGCGACACCGATCTAGGAGGATCTGGCGTCTCAACGCCCGGCCTGCCGTCAACAACCAAGGGGGAATGATTATGGAACAACACGATAATCCATCTGGGGACGATATAAAAACCATTATCAAGCAAGTGGTGCGAGAATACTCGGACGCCGAACGGGAGCGTGTAGAACCTGCCTACAAAGCCGAGTTGGTGGAGGAGCGCAGAAGGCGGGAGCAATTGGAACGCCGCGTAAACGAGCTCGTGGAGGAAAGCCGGCGAAGCCGGGCGATCGCTGAAGAGGCGGAACGGCATTCCGCGATCAAGGCCGAATTGCAGAGGCAGGGAATCTCAAAGCTGGAGCTCGTATTCAAAGCAGTGAAGGAGGACGTTCGACGGCTGGAGGACGGCCGTTTGGTCGGAGTAAGCGCCGAGGGAGAGATGCCACTTCGCGAGTACATTGCGCAATTTGCTTCTGAGAATCCTGAGTTTCTACCGGCGCGTATGGCCGGCGGTTCGGGGTCCGCCGTTGCCCAACGAAAAGAGCCGCCCACCAGCCGGCCTGTTATCGACGTTGAGGGAATCAGGCCGGGGATGAAGCGTGAGGACCTGGACAGGATCCGTCAAGAGGTAGCCCGCGTTGCGCTGGATACCTTATCCGGCCGATGACGCCGGATCTGGCGGCTGAAGGATGGACCCCAGTCGGGGACTACAAAGCGATTTTGCAGTGAGCAAGTTTAGATTGGGACCCTGAGAGGACCCGACCGAAAGGTGGCCCCCTTTAACGCCGGAGCCGCCTAACCGAATAACACTAAACAGGAGATATAGAAGTCCGATGGGAGCTATTACTTCCTCGAATATTGCGAATGCGATTGTGAAGCTGGTGGCCGTTGATGCCCTGCCGGCGCTGATGGGGAACCTTGTAATGGGAAACCTGGTCAATCGCGATTTTGAGCCGACGCTTGGTCAAGCGGGCGATACAGTGAATGTACCAATTCCGCCGACACTGGTGGCAAACAACATTGCGGAAGGCGGGACTGTAGTCACACAAAACCCGAACCTGGGAAACGCGCAGATTATCCTGAGCACGCATGCTGAGGCAACTTTTCAGATTCCGGACGTCACAAAAGTACTTGCGGTTCCGGAGTTGCTGCAACTGTATATGCAGCCTGCCGTCGTTGCACTTGCAGAGAAGATCGAATCCGATCTGTTGTCGCTGTACTCGCAGTTTACGGCAAACCCCATTGTGGGAACGCCTGGAACGACGATCACAGAAGCAGTGGTGGATGCCGCCGAAACCGCTTTGTTCCAAGCGAAGGTGCCGGCGAGCCAGCCGAAGTATCTTGTCGTGGACGCGGGGACGTACTCACAACTTCGTCAGATTCCGCGCTTTAGCGAATTTCAGTCGGCGGGCGAGGCGGGGCTTCGGGCGCTTGTGGACGGAACCGTCGGCAAAATCAAAGATTTCTTTGTGTTTCGATCCCAGTTTGTTCCCAAGACGGGGAGCGCCCCAGCTACGACTCACAATATCGCCTTTGCAAGAGATGCCGTTGGATTGGTTATCCGCCGGCTGCCACAGCCACTTCCTGGCACTGGAGCCGTGGCAGAGTATGCAGAACTTGGCAACTTTGGGATGAGAGTTGTTATGACGTACGAACCGAACACTTTGTCTCAGCAGTTTACGGTCGATGTGCTGTATGGGACTGCAGCGCTTCGGAACAACTTCGGCGTACAAGTGAAGAGTTAAGCAAGGGAGAAGCCTTGGCGGACGGGACTAACGTCGTTTTCCACAGCATCGAGTACCGATGATAAGGGGCCGTCCGCCACGCCCTTCCATTACGCTAGCAGGAGAAGCCGATGAATTTACGAGCATACTACAAGAAGATCAGGGAAGTAGAGCACAGCATTCCCGAAGAATTCACTATTGTGACCAGTCTTGAAACACCAGATGGAGGGCGGGCCGGCGTCTGTACGGAGGTGACTCGGGCGCAGGCGGCAAAGCTAATCGTTGAAGGCCGAGCTCGCCTGTCTACACAACCCGAAGCGGAAAGGAATCGACGAGACATTCTTGAACAAAGAAAGCTCACGGAAGACCGGCAAGCAGCGACAAAGCTCCAGATAGCGCTGGTATCCGAGAATGAGCTACGTGCTATCCGATCCGCGACGAAGGAGTCGAAGTAAGTAAAAAGGTAAAACAAACATGGCGCTGTGGAAAGATGCGAGCACACCAACCGTTCACGATCTGCGGTTATATGAAAGTGGCATATTGGACATGGCTAGTACGGAGAACGTGGATCTAGGAGATAAACTGCTTGTTGCAAGAAGGGAAGTCGGAAATGAGTTACAGGCTTATCTCCACGAAGACATGAACACGGCCGCGGCGGACTTGAACCGAACCGTTGTAACGCCGCATCTGCGCCAATGGCTAGTACTACACACATTGTCCGTAGTGTATCGCGACGCACACTTCAATCAAGTCAGTCCACGATACAAGGGCAAATGGAATGAGTACGCAGCACTGGCAAATGAGGCGAGGCGGAATCTGTGGATTGCAGGCGTGGGGCTTGTGCATAACCCACTCTACCGGCCCGGAGGACCACAAGTGGCGACCATCAGCGGCCCGCAACCGGCCGGATCGTATTTCGTGCGAGTCAGTTGGGTGAGTGATATGAATGAGGAGAGCGAGGCCAGTGAAATTATAGGCGTCGTCAAGATGTCCCAAGGGCTAATAGCCGTCACCGTAAGCGGGGCACCGAGTGGCGTGATGGGGTGGAATGTTTTCGTGGGGACAAGTGAAGACACGGTGCGCCGGCAGAACCAAGGGATTATTTCCGTTGCGGATACTTGGACGGAACCATCGGGTGGGCTGGTAAACGGCGAGAGTCCTGGTCACGGACAGGACCCGGACGTTTTCATTCGCAGGCAAAATATTCTCATGCGGGGGTAGGTGTGGCGCTACTCAGTACTTTGGCGACAAACGCGTTGCAAACGATATTGACCGGGGAAACCGGGCTCAATATGTCAATCGAACAAGTGGGCGGCATCGCAGGCGAGCCGCTTGCGATGCTCAGCGAGAGTCAGATCGTGCGGCAGTACATTGGCGTGGAGGCCGCCGAAAAGAGCCCCGTGCGCTATCCAATGGCCTATGTGTACTGTGAGAAGGTCACAAACACTTTAAGGGAGAAGTTCAGGGCTATATCTGCGAAATGCCGCCTCGTAGTCGAAGTGCGAGTTTCGCAGGACCGGGTGGAAGGACTAGAGGCGCAAGCACAGCGATATGCAGACGCAGTATGTGACGTGTTGAATCATCACCGTGGCGACTGGGGCAACGGTCTGTATTACGGCGGCGGATACGAGGCCACATTCGCCGCTGTACGAACCGGTGGGCGTAACTATTTGCAAACAGCAAAAATTACCGTGGACGTAGACATTTGTAAGGAGTAAGGAGCAGAGTGGAATGGCGTGTTACATTGCAACGTGGGATAACCGCTTTTACGGACTGACGGAGAGTACGTATGGCACCGTAGCCGGCATTAATGCGAGTAATCGCATTCCCGCGCTAAGTTTGACAGCGGGCCAGCAAAATATCCGGCCAAGGCGAGATGACAAAACGGGAAGCAGGAGTTTCGGCGGGTACGCGGCGAGCCTAAGAAAAGAAACCAGTTTTGCGTTAAAGGGATATCTTGCCAACTGGGGGGTGCAGACCGGGCCGCCTAGCTACGGTTTCTTGTTTGAGTCCGGACTGGGAGATAGCGTTCAGATGTTCACCGGCGGACTGGTGGACTCGATGCCGGGGCCAAGTACAGTTCGACTAACGGCGGGTCACGGGCTAGCGGTTGGGCAGGGTGTTACATTTGGTGGCGAAATTCGATTTGTCACGGCCATCGTTGATGCGCAGACGATTCAGCTCAACACCGCGTTCAGCATCGCCCCAACCGCAGGATCACCCCTTGGCACTACGGCGAGCTATCGGCCATCAAGAACACTAAAAAGCGTTAGCCTGTATGACTATTGGATCCCTGACACTGCCGTGCAACGCCTGTTGGCCGGCGCCGTTGTCGACCGTATCCGGATCTCGGTGAACGGGGACTATCATGAGATGGAGTTTAGAGGCCCAGCCCGAGATTTGATTGACAGTTCGAGCTTCGCGTCCGGGCAAGGCGGATTGAGTTCGTTTCCTGTTGAGCCCCCCTCGAGCGCGGCACAGTTTACGCCCATCGCCGGGCACCTAGGGCAGGCTTGGCTGGGAGGAATCCCGGAGCGGTTCTACACGATCACGGAAGGGGTCATGCAGATAAACAACAATGTGGAGCTGAGGTCGCGAGAGTTTGGCAGTACCCTTCCTACATGTATAGTTCCTGGTGCACGGGAGGTAACGTTCTCGATGGCTCTCTATGCGCAGGACAGCAATGCCACAAGGGCACTTTATCAAGCTAGCAGGCAGCAGTCGCCGATCCAGGTGATGTTCCAGATGGGACAGCAGTCCGGTCAACTGATGGGCGTTTACATGAAGAGCGTAGTTCCGGAGATACCCGAGTTTGACGACCGCGAAACGAGGCTGCAGTGGAAGTTCTCCGGATGCGTGGCTCAGGGGACGAATGAAGACGAAGTGTTCGTTGCATTTGGGTAGAAACAAATGAACCACGAGAGCACAGTTCGATTAGCGTCACATACCTTTGACGGTGTAAGCTTTGTCCTCTATCGAATGTCGTTGGGTGGGCGGATACAGCTTTTGAAGGCCGTCAGAGATTTGGCAGCACGGCTGGAATACCTAAAGGCAGGGCAAGGAGAATCGGATCAGTGTGAAGCTTCTTTGTTGGAGCGAGAGCTCCAGCGGGTTTATATTGATTGGGGCTTGGTGAAGGTAGAGGGCATCACGATAGATGGCTTGCCGGCAACCAAACAAACCGTGATTGATTCGGGGCCTGAACCACTTGTTAAGGAAATACTAGCGGCCATCGAGGCGCAAATCACTTTTAGTGAGGAACAGCGAAAAAACTGACAGTCGCATTCCAGTTTGCAATCTCCGGACAGGCCGGCTGGAACTGCGACACCTGCAGAAGAGACGGCCTGGAACGAAAACGGCGTTGCGGTTGGATTGATGAGCGGGACCGAGGCCCTGAGAAACCGGTTTGGAGCCGCGGCGGCGTTGTGACAACGATGTGCCCGAAATCCCTCATTTCGGCTGAAAGCGAGGCATGGATACATCTGTTCAGTAACTACAAGGCTTTACATTACAGCCCTAGGCCGGATTACTTGGACGCACGTACGGCGGATGCACTGATCATACTGGAAAACGAATGGAGGAAAGAAATAGCGAATGCCTCACGAGAACCTTGAGCGCGCACTACGCATCGTGATGGGTGGGCCGGGGCTGAGAGGGACCAGCGAACTCTGGGAGACGGTCCGGACAGTCATGATATCACTGCTTGGACGCAGCGAGTACGCGAGCACCAATCCCTCATTGAGCCGATTGCCCGTTTCCGAGGTGAGTATCTTCAGGCCAAGTGAATCGCACGGCTTGGGTATTGCTCAGAGCTTGTTGACCGGGACCCCAACCAGCGGGGGACGTGGACTGCTCTCGGCACTTGTTCCGGCGCTGAGGTTCCTAGGTGGGGGCGAGAGGCAGATCAACGAAAACCGGTTGCCCATTCCCTTCTCTATGCCCGACGCCATCCGACTGCAAACGGCCGCGGGCGTCCACAACCCCTACACGGGGGTTGATTACGACCAGAGGGGGACGCCAAGAGTAGTTGAGGCATCAAGCGGGCAAATGACACCCAATATCACCGTGCAAGTCAGCGCGATGGACAGCAGATCCTTCATCGAGCGAAGCGACGAAATAGCCAAGGCCTTGAAGGACGCGCTGCTCCACTCCCACGCAGTTGCGGATGTCCTAACAGAAAGGTAGTCACGAATGCCCACCTTCCCGCTCCTCAAGACAGGCGTTATAGCGCAGTACCCGCTTATTCGCCAAATAGGTTATCGAACAAGAGTACATCGCTTTGTGGATGGCTCGGAGCAGCGGCATCCGGTCCAAGGCCAAGCGATTCGACGCTGGCGGGTGCAGTTAGCTGCTTTGGATGAAGGGGAAGTGCGTGCGTTTCGGGACTTTTTCATATCTCTTCAAGGGCGCTATGGCACATTTACGTTTACAGATCCCACAGACGGAACCGTGTACTCAAATTGCGATCTCGAACAAGACGATCTGGAAAGACATTACCTCTCCGAGTTCGGCCACAGCGCCGCATTAGTGATACGAAGCAAGGGATAAGGATATCGTTATGCTCGCTTTTCCCCAATTGGCGACCGGCACTTGTGCGCAATACCCCCTACGCACAAATACCGAGTTCCGCACCGTATTCAACCAGTACAACAGCACTGTGACCTATAAACATGTAGATATTGGTTATCGCTTTTCCACGTGGGAACTGCATCTCCGCCAATTGACAAACGCAGAACGAGCAACGGTTCAAACGTTTTTTGACAGCGTAGAGGGGAGGCTCAAATGGTTTACTTTTCTCGACCCCACCGACAACCTAGTGGCTCGCAGCCAGGATTTCGGCGCCGCCATTTGGGTTAAAGACGCCGGAATGATAATTTCCGGTGGACAAAGTGATCCGCTTGGCTCCACCTCGGCAACACTCATATTGAATTCGGGAGTTGTTGCAGGCCGAATGACGCAAAGGCTGCTATTCCAGGTGGGTATTATTATACATTCTCGGTGTACTGCCGCATGGCGGTTAGTGGACTAGTAGGAGCCGTCAGAGGGCCGGTAGGGGCAGTGACTGTAGATCCACGACCAGTCGGGCCGCAGTGGAAGCGTGTCATAATCAGCGGCCAAGCTGTGAGTTCGGCTGACGAGTACGAAGTGGGAATCGAACTTCCGCCAGGAGAAGAGATTACGCTGTTTGGATTCCAGCTCGAAGCCCAGCCAACGCCGTCCGGTTACAAAATGAACCTTGACACGACGGGAGTCCACACAAGGTGCCGCTTCTTGGACGATGAGATTGTCTGGCGAATCGAAGATGTGGATTCCAACAGGACGACATTGAGAGTGGTGAGCCTATAATGCCGGGAAGCATATACACAGTTAAGGAACAAGAAGTCACGGACACTCCCGTATTGCTTTTTCACTGTAGCTTTAAGAATGGAATGGAGGAGTATTGGAGCACGTACGATTTGTCCTATCTAGGAAATAGCTATCGGCCGCGTGTATTGGCGCACAATACGTTTGATCTGCGGTTTGGAGCCGAAGACAGCATAGACGGGCAGTCGCGAGTATCGGTAACACTGGCGAACGCTGATGGACACCTCTCTCAGATCGAACGCACAACGGGATGGAAGGGCGCTTCACTTCAGGTATCGGTATGCTTCTTTGATTTGAAACAAGGGATTGCAACGAGCGACACTCGGGTAGTATTTTCAGGTCTCTGCACCGCCTTGAATGAAGTAACGGAGAGCAGTGTAAGGCTTAGCTTTTTTAGCAGACTCAGTTTTTACCGGGCAATCATTCCACAGCAAAGAATCCAGCGAAGATGTCCGTGGCTCTTTCCAAGAAACGCAGCGGAGCGAACCGAGGCTTTCAATGGTGGGCCGTCCGGGGCGTACTCGCTTTTCTACACCTGTGGATACTCGGCTGATATACAAGGGGGAGTAGGGAACCTAAACGGCGCCTTTGCCTTCACGGGTTGCGATTATACGCGGTCAAACTGCGAAGAAAGAGGCATGTTTTCTCAAGATGCCGCCATGCAGATAACCAGGCGATTCGGCGGAATGGAGTTCGTTCCGACGGCGAGTGTTGGAGCGGCTGGACCGAGCGGCAGCGGAACAAATGATGCGGCGTACAACGAAGTTGTACCGATTGTCTATGGAACAGGATGGTATGAACCTCCCGTGGTTTGGGCTCAAAGCGATGAGCGCTTTACACGGACGGAAGTTCTGCTCGGCAATGGGCCGATGCAGGCTGTGTTGAAGGTAGTCGCAAACCAGGTGGAGATTCCAGAGCATCAGGCAGATCGAGACATGGCAGCGACAGGTTGGTACCGGGTGGTAAGCCTCGGAGACAGGACTGGCGCCTTCAATCCGGATTTTGTCAGTTCGTCTGGAAACGCCTCTGGAAACCCGTACGGCAGCATGGCTTACTTATCCGTGGTGCTGCCGAAGCAGATTCACAATGGGCTTTCGACACCACGGATTCAACTACTGGCCCAGGGCCTGAAGTTGGCCAGATACGATATCGCGGGCGGCTATATTGGAGATTTCTTCAGTAGCAATCCAGCATGGATCGTTTTGGACATTGTTCGAAGGCTGGGGTGGAAGAGTTCCGAGTTGGATTTGGCGAGCTTCGGGAAATGTGCCGCGCATTGCGACGAATTGATCCCGGCCGTTGGGGCCGGAGGCTCAGGGATCATGCTGCCGCGGTTTCGTTGTAACGTCATTGTCCGGCGCAGGCGCAGCGCCGCCGAATTAGTGCGTGGAGTATGCTCGGCTAGCAGTCTCTTCATGCAGCATGGCGTGGATGGGAAGCTCAGATTATCCATTGAAGGAAGCATTAGCGTACAACAAGGAACAAAACCGGCGGGCAGTAATAGTGTTGCCATGCTGAATGGAGGGTGGCCGGCCTACGAGTTTGGCGATGGTGGAAACGGTTTTTCGGGGATCCTTCGCGGGGAAAATGGCTCGCCGCGGCTGCGCATATGGGCACGGCCATCCGCAGAGACGGCGAACAGGTTCTCCATTGAGTTTCAAGATGAATTTAACTTCTACCAGAAGGACAGCTTGTCAATTGTGGACGTGGAAGATGTTGTTCGCAGCGGGCAAGAAATCACCGGCACTTTTCACGGCGTGGGAGTATCAAACTTAAGCCAAGCCCAGAGAATTCTGAGCCTGTATGTAGCTAAGTCGATTTCCGGCAACTATTATATCGAGTTCGAGACCAGCATTCGTGGGGTGAGCGTAGGCCCGGGCGACATAATCACGCTGACATATGCACGGGAAAATCTGAACAGAACCCCCTTTCGGGTCCTTAGGATCGGTGCAGATACAAACTGCGAAGTACTAAAGATCGTTGCACAGAGCCACAACGACTCATGGTACTCGGACGCGTCCTGGAATGTAGGGGATCATCCGTCTCAGCCTCCATTTCACATGGGCGTGCCTCGCTCTTTAGTTGGAAGTGTTGTAGACACTGAGGGGATAGTGCAGTTTGATATTACAGAGACGGCCGTTGCTTCAACCGATGGAACGGACTCCATTGTCATCAGCGCCGGATTCAATCCTCCGGCGAGTGCGCCCGCCTCGGTTTCAACGAGTCCGAGGATATCTCTGTCTGCCCAAATCATGACGGATGGGGGTACGCTGACTGGAGGGCAGATACAGTACTACGCAGTATCAGCGCTGGACGGCCAGGCAATGGAAGGACCTCTTTCGTGGACCGTGGTGGCGAGAATCCCTTCGGGACCGAATACGAACAGGGTAGTGCTAAGCGAACTTGGCTTTCCCAGTGGAACAACTGCATTTCACGTTTATCGCGGGTCCGACCCGCAGCGTCTTTTCCGGATTGCATCCGCAGTGAGCGTTTCGCCGACATTTACCGACACCGGTCTGCCAGGCCAACTGATTGGGCCAGTAGATCCGAACTTCGCACGCGCCAACTTCTATTGGAGATATGAGGAACAACCGCCGGTGTCGGCGACCGTTTTCAGCGCCTCAACAATCGGCAGTACGGCCCTGTCAATGGTCCCGAATCTCTATACCGGTTCGATTGTGCGAATAACAAAGGGTAAAGGGGCGGGGCAAGAGCGAAAGATCGTGTCAAACAGCGCAACCCTAATCACCATATCTGGCTTCTGGCTGGCTTCACCAGATAGCAGCAGCTGGTTCGCGATAGCCGAGAGCAATTGGCGTTTTGGAGCTTCCAGCCGGACGAGTCCCGCCGAGTTCGAAGTCCCCAATCGGAAGGATGTGACAGCGCATGTACTCGGAGTTGCAGCCAACGCACAGAACCAGGAAAGCGTATACGAGGGCGCCATCGTTACCCGTTGGAGAATTGGTGGTTCAACAGGAAGCGCAGTAGATTCTACTCCGCCAGGGCCGCCTTCATTCGGGCTGGCCTTAACCGGACGGGGGACCGTGGAGGTGACTGGAGTCTCCTTTGTCTCCCTGAATAACACACGAACAATCGAAGCCGGGACGCTGAGCCTTTTGTATTGGAATGAACTCCAGAATCCGACTCAGTACAGCTTGGCTGGAGCAATAGGGATTAGTGAGAGTGCAATAGATCTCACCACTGCAGGCTCAGCCCAACCAGGAGACGTCGTCCAGGTAGAAGCCGAGTTGATGCTGGTTCAGCAGGTGGAAAACGGTGGACTGCGTTATCAAGTTCTTCGAGGGTCTCACAGCAGCATGGCGGCTGCACACGATTCCGGGAAAAAAATGCATCACCTCTCCAGAAAAGTTGTGATCATATCATTTCCCCACGACTTCTTTGGAAGTCCTGCCAGCGGCGCCTATTCCCATGGCATTTTTCTTCCCAATGTGCGGATCGCCGCAGGGGAGCTTTTTGTCACTAATAGCCGCGGAACGAGCCCAACGACTAAGGAAACATTCACCAATACAACGGATTTTGGGCTTCGTACTCTGTCAGGCGGTCAATTTACAATCCAAGTGGAGGGATACCTTGCAATTCAAAACTCCGCCGCCCCGCCGCTTGTTATAGAGGACGGTCATTCCGTGCGAGACATTTTCGCCACAATGACAGAGGCGCCGATCGGTGCTCCAGTGCAAATGCAGCTAAAGCAGAACGGTATTCAGTACTGTACCCTGACCGTGCCGGCAGGAACTGCAAGCTCCAATATAGTCGCTGGATTTGGCCTTCCACCACTAATCCCGCAAGCCGTTTTGACGCTGGACATCACATCCGTAGGCCAAGCGGCCGGTACGACTCCCGGGCGGGACCTGACGGTCACGATCCGACTATAACTGGTATGCCGGAACCACTTGAAAAGTTGCGCCCCGACGGGGACCTTCAGTGCTATTTTGAAAGGCCATCGGCAATTGCCGCCCTCAGCAACGCATCAGCCACGGGCTTCACCGTGTCTGGGACCTGGAGGCAGCAGTTCGACTGGGCTGTTTTGGAGTGGAATCGCAACAATGTGTTCGAACACCCCATCCTGCGTAATCTACCGGACGGGGATCTGTCCGGTCTACTGTTGACATATGACGAGACGCGCTCCAACTGCATTGGCATTGACTCCAATCTGTTCGCGACAGTGGACTGGCCCCATTTGCGGGTGTGGACAACGTCAGGCGGCGCCGACGTTCTCTATAATGTACCGTTGAAAGATAATGCCGTTCCCATAGAGGGCTCATATTCGTGCGCGTTTGCGGATTTTACGCTTCAAGGCTCACTGACGGCAGGAGATTACATTGGACTGTCGTGGTTCGAGGAGCAGTATAACCACATCATCACGGGCAGCGATACTCTGGAGACGGCAGCGCAATCCCTGGTCGATGCAATCAATAGCTTTTCTCCGACAATGGATGCAACGCTGACAGGAACGCAAATACGATTGGTGTATGTAGGCGCAGGCCAGACTCAGCAAAACAGCACGACGGGTGCAAACGGAAACCGGGTCGGAGCATACGGCTTCGTATCAGGCGCGCAGACAGAGCAGTGGAGTCCCTCTTGGGCGACGTTTTCCGGGGGAGTTTCTCCAACGAAATGGCGCGTGACACTGGATTTCGCCAACCTGCGCGATATTCAAAATATACTGATCCCCACATCAAATGTACGAAAAATGAGATGGACGTACTCGGCGGAGCTGCAATCGGGTAGTTATCAGCGATCCGAGTTCAGCGTTCAAGTGACAAACTGGCAGGTTTCAGGGCAAAACAGGGGCTATAAGGTGGCGGGAACGGGGAGCCAAAGAGTGGAGGACGACAGTGCCTCGGTAGGTTATGCCGGAAACTGGACTGCGAGCAAAGGGAACTTCAGTGGGGGCTCTATCCGTTTCAGCCAAACCGCGGGCGATGTGGTGACGGCCAGCTACACCTGTTCCACGTCACACATTCTCTATATTGGGACAAGACTTGCGGATAACGGGGCAGCCATTTCGATTTCGATCAACGGGCAACCTCCAATTGCGTTTGACCTTGCACTGGCGGGGGAGGATGTGTTGGTTCGCTTGAAGGTGGCGGATCTGGCGGCTGGCTCCTACACTGTAGTGATCACCCACGCCGGCCCAGCGGACAAATATTTTTATTTCGACTACATTGAGCCGGCGATACCGGTTGCAAGTTTGCCCACCCTGCCAGTGGAGCCGAAGATTACATTGGCTACGGACTGGGACACCGATCACTCCATCAGCCTGGCGGCGGAGAGGACCGCCTGGAACATCTACCGCCTTGGCTTTCGAGGAAGGGTAAACCATTACGTCGGCGCCTTGTGGTTTTACGAGTTATATTCTCAAGGCAATCAATACGCCAACGCGACGATTACCTTTACTGGCACGCCGGTGTTCAGCGCGATTACCGAGATTAACATCAATCGAACGGGCCTGCCGCCGCAATCCGCTACTGTTCTTCAACACGTGAATCGGATTGGAGATACGGCGGACACGATTGCCCGGGCCTTTGAACTAATCATAAACAGCGGATACACCGCTATCCGGGCTGTTGTAACGGGGAACGTCTTAACGATATATTCTCGCTCGATGGGCACCGACGGGAATCAGCTTACGATTTCGGCTGCCCCAACCACAGGGCCATTCGTGGCCCAGAGCAGTGGCTCCACGTTCGCGGGGGGAGTGAACGGCCAGTGGATAACGGATCTTACAACGGTTCCCAGGCTGAATCGCGCAGTTCGGGACTGGTCGAAAAGTTTCTTTATGGCGTTACACGGCTATGGAATGGACGCCGCATCGGCGTTCAGCATGGAACTTCAGCACGGCGACCCATCGGTAGCGGCGGGCATTGCCCAGAGATATCCTAGTGGGAATCCAGTTATCCTCAACACGCCTGCAATACAGACAAACTTCTCCCCAGTGAGCATTGCTTACTGGAAACAAGTATACCTGGAAATGGCGAGTCTAATGAGTCAGGCTGGATTAACGCCGTACATGCAATTTGGTGAAGTGCAATGGTGGTATTTTCCGTATGACAGCTCTGGCCTCCCCTTTCACGACGCGTATACGAAGAGCGAGTTCCTGAGTGCATACGGATTCGATATTCGAGCGGTTCCCAACGGAAACGCGGACCCTTCAGTATATTGGCAAGAGGCCGAGTTCCTGCCGGGCCTAATCGGTACTTTTTCAAGCCAAGTCATCAATTTTGTCCGCGGCAGTTATCCGGCCTGCCGATTTGAAGTGCTGTACCCGACAGACGTAAATGAGGAGCAGTTCAATCGCATAATAAATTATCCTGCTTATTGGTCAAGCAGCAACCTGGATTGCCTGAAGACAGAAAGTTTTATCTACACCGGCAGCCGGGATCTGAACAAAGCCCACGGTACGATTAAGTTCAGTGCGACGATGGGATTCCCGAGGCCAAAGCGAAGCCATTTGGTTGGCATCGGCGACGCCACCGCTCCATGGCTGAAGGAGACAAGGCTGGCGCTTGCCGACGGCCTGGAATCGGTCGTCCTGTTTGCACTGGATCAATTTTGTCTTATCGGGTTTAAAACGCCGCTGACAACCTCGACACGGCGCAGCGGCAAGATGGCATAAGGGTA